TACGTCGTGGTAGTCCCGACAGTAATCGGCGTCCACGTCCCCCGCACCGTCGCCGGGTTCAGCACGATCCACGCTCCAGCGGCCGAGTTCGCGGACTCGCTGTAGACCATCGTGAACAGCGCGTCCTCAGACAGGGCGCCAGCATAAACGGCGTTGTCACCAGCGCTGTACTGATACCGGATGGCCTTCGCGCCGAGCCCGTCGACGTTCAGTGTGGACGCCCCGGCGTTCGTCGCGTTGATGCGCACGACCACCATGAGCCCATCCGCCAGCGTCGTAATCGATGTTCCGCTGGTCAACGTATACGTGCCTGCGGAGCCAGCCGTGGTCAGGCCACCCATCAGAACGTCAAGCTGGTTCTTATTGACCGCGTCGGCGCCTGCGGTGCCCTGCGCGAGCCCCGTGATGCGGTTGTTCCCCATCGGAAGGTTCGCTGCCATGGCCGACACGCCAGTCGTCGCTACGGACTGCGTGAGCGCCGTGGCCACGTCCGTGAAGTTCGCGTTCATCTGGGACGACGCGATCACCGTGCTCGGCGTGAAGCTGTTGATGACCGTGAAAACGCCCGATCCGTTACGTGGCATTAGCGTGACCTCTATGCATCGCGGTACCCCGCAGACCGGATATCCGGGACCTCTCGTCGATCACGGATCGGTGAAGGCTTCGGCATCGTCTGCGGATCTTCACCACCGCCGATCTGCGCGCCTGTGTATCCCTGGAGCCATTCGAGAACCCGAAACGCCGTCTTGTCCAACTGCTCGGCATCGGTGCCGCGCGTCAGGAGCATACGGAACAGATCCTCGTCCCCAGTGATCGCCTCACGGATCATCGCTTCAGCCCTGTCGTTCGTGAGGAACTTAAGTAGCTTGTCCATGTTCTTCGTGGCGATATTCGCCGTCTGGATCGACGCCCCCGAGATGCCGTGCCCAGCCCGTGCACCAGCGCGCGCCGCGAACATGCGGGCGAGCGTCTGGATCACCGTGCTCGGCGTGTCGTTCATCACTGACCCGACGTTCGGCAGGTTGCCGCCCTGCGATGCTTCCACGCTGGACAACTCGCGGGAGATGCGCTGCATTCGCGTCATCTCTGCGTCTGACAGGATCTCACGTAGCGCAGCGCTCGCACGACGGTCGCTCATGATACTCTTCAGGCTGTTGCCGGAAAGGATCGACTGGCCCGCGTCGTCGAACTGACGGGTCGCGGCCTTGTCCATCATGTAATCAAAAGCAGCACTCTTAAGACCGCGAACAGCCTTCCCCGTCTTGTCTTTAGAGACCTGCCGCCTGAGTTCGCGTGCTGCGGCCGCAGGGTTCTTCGAGCGCAGTACCGTCGCGAATTCCTGATCGACCGGCGCATTCAAGAACTCCGCTGCACGAGACACCTTCGGGTCACGCAGGCGAGTGGCGCGGGACCCAGCGGTGCGGGAAACACGGTCGGCCAGTGCCTTGGCCTGCTCGGCGTTGGAGATATTGTTGCGCAACGCGGGGAAGCGCTCCAGAAGTTCCGTGTTCTTCCGGACGAAATCCTGTGCACGGCTTGCGCTGAACTCGCCACGTGGCGCCGCATAGTCCGTGAACCGGCGCTTGATATAATCCTGCGTCGCCGCCTCAGCGTTCGAAGAGCCACCGATGGCCGCGCGAAGTTCGTCCACGCCGATGGCACCCTTCGTGCCCGGACGCCCCGCCGTCACGTCGAGCGTCAGTTCTGGTGCCACGGACAGGCCGCCCTCGCGTTCGTACCCAAGCACATTTCCAACGCTGCCCTGGCGGAACTTCTTGTTGACCTCTGCGGAGAATTTCCGAGCGTCGTTGAAGATCTGCCCGATCTCGTCCGGAGTGTCGGCACGCGCGCCCAGATCCTCAAGGAGGGAGTCGGCGACCATGTCGGCCATGCGGGCCTTGTTGTAACGTCCGGCCGCGCGCGCCTCGCGGGATACCTCGCGCATCTCGGAATAGAGGCCGTGAACCTCGCGAACCGGTTCCGTATCGGCGAACGCCTCGTTGCTGCCGCGCGCGAGGAACCGCTTTGCAGCCTCAGGGATATTGTCCCGCTGCGCCCGAGCCGTGTTGTCGATGAGGTTCTGGAACGACGCACGAGCCCGCTCCGTCGAGACTTCGGCGTCCTGAGGGACAGCGCCCCACAAGGCGCGTTCTTCCTGACGGGCAGCCTTAAGGGCCCCCTCCAGTTCCTCGCGAACGATCACCGACGACTCCGCAGCGCGGCGCTCAGGAGCGAGTGTGGAGATGCGCTTGTCAGCCGCGTCCGTCGCCTTCGCTACGCGGTCGTCCAGCTGACTGGTCAGACGATCCAGACGAGACCCGATGAAGTCGCGAGCATTATCTGCGGTCGCGTCTCCAGCCGGCTGGCGCATGGCCTCGGTCAGCTGCTTTGTCGCGCGCTGGCCCTGCTCGGTCATCGCGTCGTCGAGAACCGCGTCCGTATCGCGCACCGAGCGCTCCAGACCCATCAGGCGCTTGTTGCCAGTCTTCTGCGCCGGGGTCAGGTCGCTGATGCTGTCAGCACCCACGCGCGCGGCATCGCCGGCAGGATCACCGGAGAGCGACTGCATACGACGGGCGGCGCGGCCGGAGGCACCGCGCTTCATGAACGGGATGGCGCCGTTCTCGACGTGCCGGACGACAGCGCCAGTCAGCGGCGCCTTGCGAGCGATCATCCCGGCGCTCTTCGCAAGTGTCTGAGGCCCAAGCGCACCTGCGATGCTGCCGACCAACTCGCCGCCCATGCGGGCCATCGGGTTCCCAGGGTCGGCGTTCTCCGCCACCTGCCGCCCGATACCGGCGCCGGCGCCCGACGCCAGTTCAGACCCAAGCGCGCGAACGGGAGCGTTGACGAACGGAGCCGACATCTGAGAGGCGATGCCCTTGGCAAGCGGGCCACCGAGTTTCGCCGCAGCCGTGAGGCCAGTCGTCGGTAGCATGATACCGGCAGCCTCGCCCATGCCGCGTCCGACGTACTCACCGAACGTGGACGGCTCACGGCCCTCGGGGGAGACAGCGACGCCGACGTTGCCCATCCCGCGACGGATGCTCTTGCTGCCTGCGAACGGCTCCTCGCTGCCGAGACCGACTACGCCAAGCCCGGCGTTCAGCAGATCTACCGGCGCTCCGAGCGTGGAGGCGATACCAGCGTTCAGCTGTTGCACGCCGCCCGGCACCTTCGATTCAGAACGGCGCCCGCGCTCCTGCTGGAGACGAGCCGAAAGGGACCCGTCGCTCGCCCGTCGCGCCTTCTCCTGTTCGAGTTTGTCTAGCAAACCCGCCATTACTGCGCCCCCAGCCGCTTGACGCGGTCAATCATGGCGTCCAGGTCCTCAACCGACAGGCCGGACGGATCGATGGCCTCAAGCTGATCCATCGACATGTTCGAGAAATCCATACCGCCACTTCGGCCAGACCCGCTCGCGGTGGCCCCCTCCGGAACGCCCATGATGTTGACGAACGACTGAATGGCCTGCGCGTTCGCGGCCGCGTCCTGCCGGGTCTGTGGCGGGAGAGTGCGGTCTCTGGAGGCGTCCAGCTGCGTCTGCATACGCTGCTTCAGGTAGGTGTTCACCGTAATCATGCGCTGGCGTAGCGATTCAGGGCTATCCCAGATCGACGGGCCGACATCGGTTTCCTCGCGAAGCCGCTCCATTTCTGCGACCGGGAAACGAGGGTTGATCGACAGGGACCGGATCAGGTCTCCCTGCGCCAGACGGAACAGCTGCCGATTGCTGGTGACATCGTTGACCTCAGACCCAAGGTCAGTTCCGGGGATCTGACCGGCAACGCGGCCATACCATTCCGTGGCGGCGCCCGTCGCGCCGGGGACGCCTTCCAGCGAGTTCCACAGCGTCGGCGCGTTCTCCTGACCGCCAGCCTCGATCAGCCGCCCACGGGCCTCTTCGGTATCGTTATCAACGATAGCCTTGTCGGCGGGATCGTCGTAGTTCACACGGCGCGCGTTCCCGGTGATCACGTTCACGATGTCTGTGTTTCCCGTAACCGGGTCGGTCACTAGCTTTTCGACGCCATCCGCGATGTCCTGCGCACGCTCCATCGGGATGCCGCGCCCGGTCATATCCGTGATGCGGCGCTCCCGCTGCTGGTCGCGCTGGCTCCACTGAGCCTTCTCTTTCTGATAATCTACGAACTCCGGGTTGTCCTGACCGAACTTGAACTCCTGGACACTCGCCGGAAGCTCGGCCGGGCCGGCGTTCTGCTGCTTGTAGTAGTCCATGGCCAGTTTTTCGCCAAGGTCGCGCGTATACGGGTCGTTCAGCATCGCTGCGATCTGCTGCGGCAGGCCACCCTGCGGCCCCTGAGGCGCGCCACCACCCTGCGGCGTGATCGGCATCGGCTGGCCCGGCCGCTGCTGCATCGGCGCCTGAGGCATCCCGCCGCCCTGCTGCTGCGGGATCTGCTGCGGCGGACGCTGCCCACCACCGCCAAGCGCCTGCGCGAGCATAGCCTGAAGGCCGCCCCCGTTCTGGCGCATCTGCTCCGCGTTGTAGCGCGCGAACTCGCCAGCGGTCGCCCCAGCACCAGGCATGGCCACACCCTGAGGCAGCGGCATACCGCCGAGCGCGGACGCGACCTGCTGCGGCATCGGCTGGGCAGTCTGCGGCGGTGCGTTCATGGGCTGCCCCTGCGGCGGCGGGTTGTTCCCACCGAACGACGTAACGACTTGCTCGGCCTGCGTGGGCTGGGGCTCGGGAAACATGGCCATGGCCTTGGCGCGATGGCCAGCCATCTGGTTCTGAACCTTGTCGCGAACGGTCCCGGGAGCACCCCCGTTGTTCGCGTCTGACGCCCCGTATTTCCCCACGCCACCAGCGTTGATCGCCGAATAGATATCCAGCAGCCCCATCCCCGGCTGCACGCCGGTATCGCGGAGGTACTTCGCAACGGCACCGTCAGGCCCAAGTTGGGAGCCGACAGGGTCGCTCCAGTCAACCCCGTACTGCTTGGCCTGCGGCTCTCCGAACTGGATCAGACCCTTGTGCTGACCCCACTGAGTGGTCGGGCCTTTCTTGGCCGGGTCGAAGGTTCCTGCCGTCTCATACGAGATGGCGGTCGCCAGATCGACTGGATTGACGCCGAGCGCCTGCGCGGTCGAGGCGATGCCGGACCTCAGATCACCAGCACCAGCCGGAGCGTTATTCCCGGCGAACGACATCGTATCAGCCTGCGCGGCTGGGGCCGGAGCGCCACCGCCACCGATCAGGCCCTTCAGCGCGTCGGCGCGACGCTGTGAGCCGGCTTCCTCGCCACGACGCGCAGCGCTTTCGTTCAGCCCGGACATGGCCGCAGCGACCATCTGCGCAACGCCCTGCATGGGGTGCGTGATGTTGCGCGGCTGGGCCTGCGCTGACAGCTGCTTCGCAATCGCGCGGCGGCGCTCCACCTGCTCAGGCGTCATGCCCTGCTTCGAGTCAGCGAAGACAGCGTCAAGAAGCGCCATGTTCCGCCACCATCCTGTAGTTCACCGCCTTCACGCCGCTGGGCAGTTCGGCCACCGCTTCCGGCAGCACCTGCTCGACCTCGTCGGCCATGACGCCCATCTGCGTCTGACCACCGATCACGTACACGTAGACCGGCAGCCCGTTGTCGAGCGTTCCGACGCGGCGAATGTCCGACTTCAGGCGTCGGTCAGAGAGGCCGAACAGCCCACCGAGCAGAGACGACCCGACGCCAAACAGACCCGACATCATGCCCTGAGAGTTAGCTTGCTCGGCCTGATACTGCTGGTTCACGAGCCCCGTGTAATCGACGCCATTAACGCCCGGCTGAGGAGTGTTCGTGAACTGAGGCCCGGCGATCTGGGTGCCCTGCAACAGCGCGGCGATCTCGTTGATCGGCTGCGACCGCTGGAGCATCTGCTCTTCGATGCCCTGCTGCCGTCCCGAGTTGGACAGCCCGGCATTCGCGAGCGCCTGTTGAAACGCCTGCTGCTGAGCGCTGTTCGCGAATGCGCCGGACCCAAGCGTTTCCTGATATCCCTGCTGGCGACCCGACAGCGCATCGTTGAACAGCCGCGACTGCTCCTGACCACCGGCCAGAGTGACCGCCGTGCGCTGATCCGAGATATTAGAATTCAGCCGCTGCATCTCGCGGTCGTAGGCTTCCGTTCCTGGCCGGATGCCGCGCGCGAACAGCTGCGATTCCGTCGCGTCCCGGTCCTGTGCGATCTGCGGGTTGAGCCGCTGAAACAGCGCGTCCTCGACCTTCTGGCGCTCGGCTCCGAAATCGTCGATACCGGGGAGCGACGAGAGGCCGGTCAGGTCAAGGTTCCTCTGGATATCGCCGCCGTCAACGCTATTCGTCCACGCCGGAAGCCCGCTGAAATCGAGCGGCTTCGACAGCGAGTCCTGAAGGTTCCCGCTGGCCGTGTTCGCGGCCCCGAGGAAGTTATCCATGATCGCCTGAAGTTCAGGAGAGAGCGTCTGCGTCGCGGTGAAACGCGGCGTGTTCTCCCAGCCCGTAGACGATGCGGTGTTCGGTGCGGTGTTGTATCCAGCCGTCTGGCCCGGCGTCGTGTTGACCGACCCCATGCCGCCGTTGTCGGATCGGCTGCCAGCGGACCAGTTCTGCGTAGGCGGCTGAGACGGGACTGCGCCAGCCGTGTTCGGCGCGTACTGACTGGCGGACTGCGCAGGCTGCGAGGGGGAACCCCACGAGCCGTCCATGGTGTATTCGAGGGAGCCGAACGGAGTTTTCTGGTTCGTGGCACCCAGCATATACTGAGTGATCGCGGTGTCGCGATTCATCGCGCCTTGTGCGGCGGCGGTTTCCTTCGGATCAGGCGGCGAGGGAGTGCTCATCGAGACGCTTAGCGCTCCAGTGGGTGGAAACGGCAGGATCGGTCCGGATCATGCTGAAGACAATGCCGTCCTCGGTACCATAGTACCGCCTCGCAATACCTTCATACCGAAAACCGACCTTCGGTGCAAGTCGGCGGACCATCTTGTTTGACCGCGCCGTTGTGATGGACAGGCGCTCGCAGCCGAGCTTCCCGAACACGCATTCCCCCACGATGAACCATACGTCTGAATTCAGGCACCCTCGCCCGGCTATCGTCATATCGACGCCGTGCCCGGTATAGTCGGTCAGCAGGATGCCCCCCATCAGGCGCCCGCTGTCGCTCACGATGCCAATCGATCCGCATACCCGCGTGTACTGGTGCCCCGTCGCGTCGCTCACGTAGGGAACCACAAGGTCATGCTGGTCGATCATCACGCGCATCAGACGATTGCCCCATCTTCCATCACGACCGTGAAGCCGTTCACCTGGAGGATGATCGGCGACTGTTCGGCGACGTAGTCCGTTCGCGTTCTCATGCGAAGCGATCCACAGTACCCGATGCCCGGCGTGTTAATCCAGTCGTTCACGTAGATCGTCTCGTTCGCCCACACGTCGATATCCCACACTGCGATATCCCACATGGCCCGCGTCTCAGGTGACGTGACAGCGGCGGTCACATCGACGTTCTTCCGGAAGTCCGTGTTCATCCCCAGGTTCGGCGTGAGCGTGCCGTCCGTCGTGATCAGCGCGCGAGACATGATGAAGCGCTTCTGACTGGTCCGGCTGCCGAAATAGTTGAACGCGCACATCAGATCCGTCTCGATGTACGACTCGTAATCAGCGGCAGCCACATCGGCCTGATAGACCTTTCCGAGGTTCCCGCCGAAGTACAGGTCGTCACCGACCAGCGCCCAGCAGTTCGCCTCCTGACCGATGAAACGGCACCATGCGCCATGCTTCACGTTCATGGCGAACTGATACTGATCGGCGTTCGTCCCGGCCGGCGTGTTCACGAGGAACATGGTGCGCTTCGGATAGGAGATCATTTCCCACCCGAAGTTTGCCGAATAGAGCGCGGCAGCGTCGTTGATGGCGCTTTGAATGTTCTTCGTGAGCGCCGAGCGCGACTGAGCTGCCCGGTCCTGCACCATCGTCTGAGACAGCGACACCACGCCGCTCTGCGTCAGGATCGCGATGTCGCCACCGATCTCGGTAACGCAGCGCCGGCCGATTGGAATGCCGACTTCGAACACTCCAACGAGGGTATAGTCGGTGGCGGGAGTGACGCCGGAATAGATCGCCACCTCACCGCGCGACGTGATGAACGCAATATAGTCGTCAGGCCCGTTGCCACCGTCCAGCGTCCACGTCGAGATAGCCTGAAGGTATCCGCCCTTCTGGAACACCGCCGTCAGGTCGAACGCGGTCCCGGCACCGTCGATGGAGTCCAGCCCGAGATAGGCCGCCACGAGCGAGTTCTTGAGGACCATCCAGATCCGCTGCTTATGCAGGCAGGCGTAGATGATATCAGTCGAAGTGATGCCTGTAATGGACGTGGTAGCCCAGCTGGTCCCGTCGTAATAGCGGGGGGCATCGGCTCCGTTGCAGATCCACAGGAAGTTCCCGCCCGTCGTGGCGATGTTCACCGACTGCCAGCGGTCGTTAGACAACCCCGTGATGTCCTCGGAAACCGTGGACGTGGTGGTCTCCCAGATCGACCCGCCACAGGCCGCGAACATCTTGATCGCAGCGGTCGGGCCGTTCCAGACCAGCAGGCTCTCGACCGGGTTTGTTTCCTCGGTGTCGGCGTGCAGCCCGTATCCATTGCGCGGCTCTATATAACCCGGCTCAGGCCACCAGTTGTCCATGACGTAGGCCCGAAGTGACGACATCTGCGCAATCGGCGTCTCGGTATCCCAGCCCTCGGTCGGCACCGGGATATCACGCGCGCGTGAAACGCGGCCGGACCCACTCGATTTCCCTGAACGGAGGCGATGAAGCATTACTGGTTCCCGAAGCCGGAGTCAGGAACGTTCGCCGGAGAGATGAAGATCGGGAAGTTGCGACGCCCGAGAGACAGCGTCTTTGCGCCACCGTCCTGCGCCTTGCGCGTATCTAGCGACGTGGTGAACAGCTGCCACTGCGGCTCCCAATCGAAGCCCTTCTGCATCCAGAAGTACGCCTTGAGGCCGAGCGTCATCACATGCGCGTCGAATAGCACTTCGTCGCTGTCAGCAGTGATCTTGTTCGCGGACGCCCCGGCGTTCGTCACGATCCAGTCTGTCGAGACATACTCGAACGCCAGCGTCGCCGGGACCTCGTCCGAGGACGGCGGCGGCCAGATCCGGAACACGTTCGGAAGGCGACCCAGCTGCCGGAAGTGACGACGCGGTCCGGTCGTGACGATGCCGGACTGGTGCCACTCGTCCATCTGCGGACTGTCAGGGCCGATCAGCTGCCAGTGGTTCGTGCGATCCCACTGCGTATCGTTGATGAACCGGTCGAAGTCAGCCGGCACCGGGAACGTGTCCTTGACGAACGTCACGGCGGCACCAGTGGCCGTCTCCGTAACCGGCTGGTCAATCGTGACCTGGGTCCCGCTGTCGACGGACACGACCCGGCTGGCCTGTGTGACCCCGTTGCCGCTCACCGCATACGTTCCGGCAGTGACCCCGGCAGTCGTCGGGATGTTCGTGATCACGCCCGACCCGGTAACGGTGTCGCCAGTGGTTTGGATCGGCGCCTCGATGTTGATGATGTAGACCGTCTGGAGAACGGTCCACCCACGATCACGAGACAGGAACTTGCCCGTCCGGTTCAGCAGCGCGCCGAACTGCTGCGCCTGAGCATCGGAGGACCCGAAAACCGAAACCGGGGCGACGAGCCCAAGTTCCAGCGCCGCGTCCTGAATGATCTCAAGCGCTGTTGCCACGACTTACGCCCCGGCCACGGAGCGCCAGTCGGTGGACGACACCTTCAGCAGAAGCCGCGACTTGTTCTGAGCCACACTCACGCTCGCGTTCGCCGACCCGCCGTCGATGGCGCCGCCAGTCTGCGGAAACACAAGCCCCGTGGTCGAGGACGTGTTCGCCACGAAAACGGTATCGCCAATGGCGAACTTCGTGGACAGCGTTACAGCGGTCTGAGAACCAGCCGTGGTCAGAAGCGCCACGTTGGTCGTGACCGTGGTCGGGCCGTTCTGCGCGGTGCCGGAACCGGCGTAGGTGGCAACGGTGTTGCCCATGCGGTTCGCGACCTCAGGCGAAATACCCAGGCCGATGAGAGTCTGTGCGCCAGTGGACATCAGTCGTCACTCCGGTTCTTCGGCGGCCTGCCAGGGCCGCGACGAACAGGCTCTTCGGCCTGCGGTTCGGTTGTGGTCGTCGACCGCGCCGCCATGGCATCGATCTTCGCATTCATCTCCGCCATCTGCTGGCGAAGCCCGGCGTTTTCCTCGCGAGCGTGTTTCAGCTCATCAGAAATCGCCTGAAACTCTTTCCCGCCGCTGGCGCTCTCAAGGAACGCGATAGCACGACGGGTCCATTCCAGCGCACCCATGCCGATATTCTGCTTCTGGGTGTCGTTCAGGTCCGCCAGCTGCTCGACCGTCATCACCTTGTGGTAACGCAGGGTCTCGACGAGTGCGCCATCGTTCGGAAACAGGATGGCGATAGGCGTGCCAGCAGGCATCTGCTCGTTGCCGGCTTCGAACGCAGCCCAATGACGCGGCCAACGCTGGCGGTCAGTCTGCTGGATCGGCCGTTCAAGGAAATCCCGCTCGCCGGGCTGCTGAACCCGAACGAACGTCTGGTTCTCGAACACAGGACGCCCGGCCTCCATCGACGCAAGCTTGTTCTGAACAGCCTTCGTCATGAACTGAACGATCAGCTTGTCGTCGCTTCCGAAATCGACGTGACCGCCCTTGGAGTTGTAGTTCATTTCGTGGTGCGGAATATCCATGTGTCCCTCTCTTTCGTGAGATAGGCGGCGCCGGGATTGGCGCCGCCCTCAGTGATTAAGTCGTGATCGCGCCGATGGTCGGATAGTTGTACATCGCCGCAGCGGTGCCGGCAGAGGCGACATTCGCCGTGGTCAGCACGAGACCGTTGATCTCGAACATATCGGCGGTGCCGTCGTCGTCGATCTGGCCAGCCGTGCCCGTGGTGTTCAGGACCACGTTGGCAGCAGCCGAGGCGGCAACCCGAGCCACGCCAGCGCCAGCGCGCTGAACCCAGCCGTAGTTGTCCTCAGCGGCCGCAGCCATCGCGCCGCCGGCGATATCGCCGAGAGCCCCGATGTCGTCCTCGTCCACCATCAGCGCCGTGTAGGCATTGTCGATGGCCACGATGTAGCCGAGACCAGTGGACCCGCCCGCGCCGAACTGCACATACACGAACTCGGTGCCGCTCGAGCCACGAGCGATGGTGCCCGGCTCGAACGGCGGAGCCGGATACGAGAGATCGCCACCGGTGTCGTCCGGGAGGATGTAGATTGCAGAGAAATCCACACCCAGGATATTCGAAGTTGCGAAAGCCATTTTCCTGTCTCCTGAACGAGGGGTGCTAAAGCACGCCCTCGCGTCTGGTGTGAATTACGTGGTGAGCACGCCCTGAAGGAAGGCGTTGGACATGGTCATGTTACCAGCCCAAGCGATCAGCTTGACCATGGCGTCCTGGTTCACCGCGTGGCGATCACCAAGCGGGACCATGTTCCGGTCACGGTGCGGGCGGTAGTAGATGTACTTCGTGTTGAGGAAGTAGAAGTTCACGCCCGAGGGCACGCCACCGACCGGGATCGGATCAGACGAGAAGCCCTGGAAGCCGCCGTCAAACACGACATCGGCGTTCATGAACTTCAGCGACATGAACCCGGACTTCGCCACGTCCGACGACTCGTCGGTGATCCGCACACGGGCGTTCAGCGACTCGTTGTAGGCACGCCATGCGCCGTCCGATGCGAGGATCAGGTCCGGCTGGTCACGACCGCGCGAGCACTGCGTGTAGAGCGCCAGCATCTGCGAATACGCATTCGCAGCGCTGAACGCGGCGCCACCGTCAGTGATCGAGTCGTAAACCTGGTTCTGCCAGAACTCCCAGGTCGCCCGGTCGATGCCGCCGACAGTTCCCGAAGTCGGCGAGGCCGCCACGAGGAACTGAAGGCCGCCCATCTGGGCAGTCGCCGAGCCATCCGAATAGATGTCGTAGGACAGGCCGTTGGCGAACGAGTGCTGGGCGTTCTTGATCCGCGACTCAAGCAGGTCGATCACAGCTTCCTTGCCGGAGTTCTGGAGCATTTCCAGACCGGAGATGGAAACGGCCTCGGCCGCCTGTCGGATCGGGAACTCGGCTGCGGTGAACACGTCCGACGGCGCGATATCGAGGACTTCATATCCCGAGTACCGCTTGTAAGTACCGTTGTTCGCGTACTCCATCTCCTGAACGATGGTACGGCCACCCGAGAAGGTCTTCCGGTTGCCGCGCGAGTTCAGGCGAGTGAGCACCGCATTGTTGCGGGTGACGTTGTCGGCGAGTTCGCCGGAACGATTGCGGAGAGTGGTCGTGACCATCTCCGAGAGATTGGGGGACACCATCTGCGACGGTCCTCAAATGAAGGACCGGGATTTCAGTGTGGAGAGCCGTCGCTCCACCGCTCCATCAGCTCCTCTCGCAGAGACAGGGCCGGTGCAGCAGCATGTCCGCCAGACCCGTTCGGCGCACCGGTCACACTCGACCCGGCTCGACGCGCACGCTCGGTGCGGTCCTTCGCCTCCTGCTGCTTCTTGGCCTCTGCCGCCGCGTTCTGTTCGGCAAGGATCTGCTGTCGCACACCCTCGTTCGTCCAGCACGCTTTGTCGTAAGCCGTCTTCAGCAGTTGCTCTTCGCTCATATTCGGGTTCTGGGAACGGATGCCCGGTAGAATGGCCATCACGTCAGGACCGACTGCCTCGAAGTGCTTATTCACGGGATCTGCGATGAACCGTTCGACGAGGGCCACGTTGCGGTCTTGAACCCGCTGCGCATCCTGTCGTTCGCGTTCAGCGATATGCTGCTCCAATCGGGCAATGCGGTCATCTTCGGGTTGAGCCGAGTGAGCGCCCTGATCTTCGCGAAATTCCTGAGACGGAGCGTCTGATTGCCCGGTCTGTTTCGATACCTGCAAGCCACGCTGCGATGCGAGGTGCTGAACCAGTGCGTCCGGGTCACGAGCCCAGCCATCGGCGAACTTCATCAAGGTGTCCATCACCTGAACGTCGTTCTGATAGCCAAGTTTCGCGAACACCTCACGCCGTGGCGCAAACATCTGCTCCATCGTCGCATAGCGTCGGATTTCTTCGGACTTCTGGCGAATTCCGTCCGAGGCTTCCTGCTCCCGCTTGAGGACCGCCGCTTGAGTGGCGGGGGAGAGAGCGCCCCATTCCGACTTCGCGTCAGCCGACCAACTTACCGGAGGGCCGGACGGAACCGCGTCTGATTGCGGTGTATCTCCGGTTGCCTTGGTCTTGTCGTCCTGGTCGGTAATCTTGTCCGCCGGTGCGGGCGTGTCGCCATCAGGCGCCTTCGCTGCAAACCGGCCGGATTCATCGCGCGGACGCTCATCTGAAGGAGCATCGGAGAGTGAGGGGACCCCTGACTCGGAATCAGGAGCATCCGCGCTTTCGGAAGCGGCTTCCATGGCGTCCCATGAGGCCGCAAGCTCGTCGTGAAGTGATTTCGGCTCGTCGTCGGGCGATGTATCGGCAGCGGGACCGCCGCCAACGTCTTCGTCCTTCAGATCGTCGAAATCAGCCATTATGCAATCTCTTTCTGGACTTCCACGATTTCAGTGATCACTTGACGCTGAAGCCGGAAACTCTCAAGTGCGTCGCGGGTGCAGTCGATAGTGGCACGTTCAGCGAACTTCTCAATCTCAAGATCGCCCCTATTGTTGGGGTCGGCATATGACGGCAGACCATATGCGCACTGAGCGTGCCCGGAATGCACCCCAGATGGAAGGTCCTTCGATCCCGCCCGCGACGGATACCTCACCCTAACACGCAACATGGGGAACCTAGGCTTTGCATCGAGCCCAATCATTTCCACGTCGATGTCACCGGAGAACTTGAGTTCCTTTGCCTTGTCTGTAATGAGCCCGGTGGCAATATGGAGCAAAGCTGCCTCTGTGCCTTCGATCATTTCCCTCACCTCGATTCATTCAAATAACGCAGCAGCTCGGGCTGCATCGGCGCTTCGCGCCATTCTCGCCTATCCTTTTGCACATCATTCCCGACTTCTGTCAAGCCGAGTTCGCGCGTTGTCCGCGACATAGCCGACTTCGAAGTCATGATCTTGCCCGTCACCGGATGCCGTGTCGGCTCCATTTCGTCGCAGATCACATGATGCACGTCGGACCGCTGGCGCTCGGAGCGCGGGATGACGGCGCCTGAGGCGTGGTCGAATACGAACACGGTGCGGGTCATTTCGGGGGCTCCGGTAAGGGCATCCAGTGGGTTGGCTGCCTGCGCCAGCCACCGGGCGCCGTAAGCCATTCGTCTACAGGGATATCTTCATATCTGATGCCGTTCCAGTAGCCCGACACCACTTCCGTCGAACCAACTTTCGACAACAGGACGCGCGTCCCATCTCTCGGAGCAGTTTCAATCGGCTGCCACTCCATCACTTACCCTCACTCTTCCGCTTCGATACCAAGCATCTTCTTCACGTCCGCCACCCACTTTGCCTTCATCTCTGGCGTGCGAAACATATTGATCGCATCGCACTGCTCGCGGGTCAGATCTTCCCACGGCCAAATCCCCGGACACGCTGGGCCGATATCCTCGTATCCGCTGTAACGGCTCTCTGAACTCATTTCGCGCTGTCTTTCTTACGAGCAGCGGACCGCTCATCAGCCGAGTCCTTCATCGTGATCTCGGCCATCTTCATCTGGTGCTCGCGCAGCTTGATTTCTTCCTCACGGTCCATCTCGGCCATCTTACGCTGGAACTCGCCCTGCTTCAACGCGAAATCCATCTGCGCTTCCTGCGCTTTCTGCGCAAGTTCGGCCTTCATCCGCTCGCCCTCAGCCATCATTTCCTGCTGGGCGCGTTGGCTTTCCATCTGCTGCTTCTGAATTTCCGCCTGTGCCTTGACCATCTCGGGGTCAGGCGGCTTTTGATTTCCACCCGAACGTTCGGACATTTCCTGATCGTCAACGAACTGCTCAATCGCGCCCTCGATCTCTCGCGCGGCCGGCATACCACGCACCAGGAACAGCATGAACTTGCCAAGGATCGGAACCAGCGTCGGGAACTGTGCCCCAGCCGGAACCGCCTCCTTCATGAACGTGCCCAGCGCCGCGACAGCTTCGGTCCGTCCGCGCTGCATTTCCTCACGGTCCGGCGCGACCATCGTGTCGGTGTCGATGTCGATCCGGAACCCACGGTTCTTGTCCTCACGCAGAAGCGCCACAGCCGCTTCAAACGTCTGCATGGCCTCCTGCTGCGCCATCATCGCGGCCTGCTGCTCGGCCTGCTGCTTTACCTGCTGGATAACCTCAGGCGGCGTACCGGGAGGCGGCTCAGGCAGCTGGGGCGGCTTCGGGGCGAACTGCGACTTCGCGTACTGCTCATAGCCGGACATTAGGAACAACGTCTTCGGCTCGAAATGCTCAGCGATCACCTCGGCGAGCAGACGCAGCGCATCGCGCGCGAACCGCTCCACGTCCCGCTGGAGGTCGCTCAGCCGCAGGGTCGCAAACCGCCCCTTTATCCGCTGTTCGGTAGCGGTCTTCGCCGCCCCGCCATCTCCCTGACCGCGCACGATGTCGGAAATACCGGTGATCTCGTAAATCACCTGCTTCGTCTGCTCGCGCGCCTCGTACAGCTGGAGCACGACCGCCGCAACGTCCTTGATCGGCAGCATCGAGATTGCGCCGTCAAGACCGCCCTTTTCAGAGAACGCCGCCCAACTCTCGACCGGGATCAGCTTGTTATCCACGCCTTCATCGAGCAGCCGGCTTAGGGCCGGGATACTGGCATCGTAGCAGCCAGCCGCCTTCAGCGACGACGTGAGCGCCTGAATACGCGCCGTCAGGTCGTCAAGTTCCTGCGCCTGACGACGATAATACGAGAAGAACGGAGTCGGGATCGTGCTGCTGTTCGCCACGCTCGCGCACAGCGGATTCGGACACGGCCAGAACCCGTCCAGCTGCAACGGGTCTTCCATGCTGTCGAGCGGCGACGGGTAGCTTTCGCAGATCCACGTCACGCGGCGCTCGGTCTTGTCCCAGATCTCCCAGACAGGCGCCCGCTTGAACTGGTCCTTCTCACTCTCCGGAACGTCGTCCCCGATGCTGCGAGCCTCCTCCGGCTCCCACTTCAGGTCGACCTTCTTCCCGATCTCTTCGCCAAACCGCTTCTTCAGTTCGCGCCGGCTCATGTACACGCGGCGAGCACGCCACCAGACTTCAGACTGCGTCCGTGACGGGCTTTCCAGATAGTCCTGCCAGTGCACGTAGTCCAGGCACGCGCTCTCGTCCACGACCTCTTCCTGAGGATCGTCCTCGCCGCGCTCGTCGGTGCCTTCCTGGCGCTCGTCCGATGCCGGCGACTGCGTTACCTGAGACGGCATCGGCTGAAACACAGGCTCATACCGAACCCATACCTGACCGCGACCGGCCAGCAGCCAATCCGTCAACGCGCTGTCGATGGCAGAGTGGTACGTGCCCATCTCGACGGTGTATTCCGTCGCACGCTCCAGGATCACCGACGCCGTGCGGCCGATGGGGTCACGATCCGGGTAGCGCCGCTCGACGACAGCCTTCGGAGGCCGCTCGTAAACGGCCGGCTTCATCGTCTGTGTGTTGGACCACAGGATATTGAACTCGGACGCACCAGCGTCCTCATACCCGTCGTTCGTGTTGGTGGCCTTTTCGTCCTCGTAGCGACGGACGATGGACTGGCCATCCTTCAGGAACCGACGATGACGCTTCGCCTTTTCAGCGGCCTTGAGTTCGGCGCACCAGTATTTGTGCGCGCCCTCTCCAGACGCAGGCGCGCGGTCCGGCGTGTCCGATGTGGCCGTGGCTTTGTCTGTCGCCATGTTATCCCGGCTGATGGTTCACGAGGCCAGCAAGGTCCTTCATCGAGGCGACCTCGTCAAGCGGCCGATAATCGTCCAGATCCTCATACGGGATCGACTTGTACGTGATCGCCATCATCGCAGCCCGCGCCTGACCCATGTTCGGCGTGTCCCACGTAACCGTGACCGGGTTGCCGTACTCGTCCACGCAGTCGGTGATCATACTCCCGCTGAGCCACGTACCGATGACCTCGGTAACGGCCTCGGACGGGTTGCTCCAGTGACAGAGGTAGTGCGTGATCACACTAGGGTTTCCGGCCGCCGAGACGGGAATAGAAATCGTATTAGGCCCCACCCCCAGCTTGGCGAACGCGAGGTTCGCGTTGTCCTTCAGGGCGGCCGGAACGATCATGATAATCGCGCGATTTGGCATTATCTAAACACCCTCGAAAGCCATGAAAGGATCTCTGCACGAATGTCGGTCGTGAGACTTGCCGTTTCGATCAGGACGCCGCGCGGCATGTTCGCGTTCGCATAATTCGAAAGGGACGGGTTCGCTGCCATGTTGAAATCCGACCACCCGGCGAGCGTCAGTGCTGACGCTTCAACCGTATGCCACCCGGCATCATTCAACGCCGTGTAAAATGCCAGCTGGTTGGTCACTACGGCGTTATCGACACGGAATGTGGGAGTCCCGGAGCCAGATATAGGGGCGAGTGCGCCGCCAAGGCTGTTGTAAATCCCGATACTGCGCCCTGCCTCTTCACTTCCGATGCACTGCCCAACGGTGCCGGTTATCTTCCGGATCCGGAAGAATACGCTGCAATTAGGGCCGACACCGCCCGCAAAGCCGCCGTTCAGCACATCGTCGACCCCGTCGAAAACTGTTCCGACAGTCGTGGAATAGGTCGGCTTCTGCGCGCTCGTCGCCTGCGACAGGACCATCGTGTCCAGGTCCCACTGCCCGATAGGGTTGCCGTTCGCAGTGACCGGAACTGTGCCTGCCGCGTCCTGGAACATCCCGACGACCGTGCTGGCGTCCCAGAAGAACCCCTTGGCCCCGAGTGATACGTCAGCTGGGCTCCACTGCACGACCGCAGACGGTCCGCCAATAGCGCGAGGCCAACCGGTCAGGAGATCAAGGCCGGAGCCCAGCCTGCGCATCAGTACGCTCCGACGGTGATCTCAAGCGCGCCGAAGCTGCCGGCCGGTCGCGCGTACACCTTGGTCGTGAGCGCGTTGAACGTGGCCGTGCTGATCGCGGAGGGGGAGTTGGTGTCGATGACGAAATAGCCCGTCACGTCGCCGGAGTCGTCCGCCAGCGCGACGTGCACACCGCCCTGCTCCTTCACCTGGAGGATGACGGTCTCGGTGGACGACCCGTCAGCAGCCTCGGTCCATGCCGGATAGGCGGCGAGAGTCAGGTCAGCGGAGAATGAGGCCATCGTGCGCAGCGGCTCCCTGTTTCGGGGAAGGTAACGGGATACCGGGAGGCTGTCAAGAGAAAGGCCGCCCCGGTTAGGAGGCGGCCTTGAACTGTATCGGTGCGGCCCTAGAGATCGCCAACCCCCAGCGCACTATAGGTGCTCGCAATAAGAGCGGCCGCACCGGAACTGAATTGGATGCGGGACATTACCCCCGCGATTTCATCTCACCCTCCCTCACCGGTTCAGGCGTTTCCATCACTCAATAATCAAACCTACCTCGATTTCGCCTCCGCGTCAATCACCAGAGCGAAGCGATCTTGTAATATCCGCCACCAACCAAACGATTGATCTTCCACGCGTGGCCGCCGCTATCGAGGTGGTAGCAGCGATCATCTGGATAATATCGCGAGAATCGCGCCTGACGGCCCTCCGGAACGTCCTCCGGGATCTCGTCAACCTGCTTCGGCGTCAGATCGGGTATCCACTTCACTTCTTCGCCCCCGCGTCAAGGCTGTCATCGTCGAGAATGCGCTGCCCTTCGTCGGTCAGGACGACGGAACGCCCGTTGTCCACCGCGAGCCCGAGTTCAACCAGAAACGCGCCGGCATCCTCGCCAGCCCGCATATTCCGATGGTCGAACTCGACGTTCTTCCCAGGCTCGTCATGCAGGTCCCCATACTGCTCCCATATCCGCAGAAGATGGTGCACCGCTCTGGCCTGAGTGCCGTATACCGTCACTTCTTCGCCTCCGCGTCAAGCACAGCCACGTGGTGAATACCATTGGATATGATCCTGACGAGATCCAACGCGAACCCACGCTCCGGACGGCGTTGATCGATGCATCGCTGAGATAGCGACGGCCGATACAGTATCCAGCAGGCGCTGCCGAGTTGGGATCATATCCCCGCCTCCCTCACAGCCTCGCGCCCGGCCTCGGTAATCCGGTACGTGTTCGAGTGCAGCGGGTCTCGTTCGATCAGCCCACGGTCAGCGAGCCGGTTCAGCTCGGCGTACTCCCGAACGGTGATCGCGTGGTAGTCGTCCGAACGCTCCATGTCGACAAGCGTTTCGTGATCGGCTTTGGAAAGGCGGGGCATGCTCGGGTGCTCCTTATGCCGGGTCCAGGTCGTCGACAGGCCATGGCAGACCGGTAATTTTTGGCGCGGTCTCGTCGATCCACTCCGCGTGGTATCCTTCGAGGTTAAGGCTTTTAACATCCTTGAGCCCCTTGAACACCATCGTGGAGTACGCAGCCGCGTCGGCCGCGTCGGCCGCGTCGTTTACGTGATCATCATCACGCCTGCATACCAACGCCACGTTCCCGCCTGTGGTTCCGGCCAGCGCGTCCAGCCGCCGACCACGCACGATATGCGAGATGCCGACCAGCGTCGAGCCGTGGTTGCACGGGGTATGCTTCTGGACCACCTCAGCGGCGGCGACACCGCACTTGCGGCAGTAGTCCGTGGCGGGGTCCATGTAGCGTCGATGGCGGCCTCACCGCTCAGCCCGTGAGCAGCATACGCGATCTTACGTGCGCGGGCTTCTGTGAATCCGTTGCGGTGGCGCAGCACGGTCGCCGCGCACTCATACGCCCTATCGTATTTCATCACCGGCTCCTGTCGCTCGGCAGCACGTTCCACACGTCCGCCTCATGCCGGAACGGCCAGAACAGGCTCACCATGTCACCCGTGTCGAACCCGGCTCGCAGCAGGGCGCGGGCGTCGGCGCCGTTCGGATAGGGCTTGATGCTGCCGCGCAGCAGGGCGATGACTTCGTTGCCGATGCGGTTATTCATCGGCAACGGCTTTCTCAAGCGCCTGTAGCAGGCACTGCGCCTCCACCTCGTTGTCGTCATCACGTGCTGCTTCGATTAGGGGGTGAATCTCCCTCCAACTCTCGCGGGGAAGGACTGCACGTGCCCCGTTCAACTCAACGATGTGCGTGCGGTAGCCGTCATGGGTGCTGCATTCCTCAAGGCTCAGCCCGCTTTTGTGCTTCAGGACCCATGCTCCACCGTCTGGCAGCCTCCCGAACACCGCCCAACCTTCAATATTGTTCTTCAGCAGGCCGATGACCTGCTGAGCCAACCTCTGTGCTTCGCTCATCTCCGCTTCCTCACTTTCTGCGCATCCCACAGGTCGTTCAACGTCACCGTGTTCAGCGGACCAACAGCCAGCATTCTGTCAGGCTCTTCGGCAATCGTCAATTCACGTTGTCTCAGCACCTGACACCCGTAGGCGAACCCGTCGCCGTCGTGCGAGGCCCAATTGTGCTTCGGCTCACGGCTGAACACGTCGTTCTCATCGTCGTATTCGAACTCCCATGCGCGCAGGCCGTCCAGCCCCTCGTCACATGCCGTCTTGGCGAACCGGCAGAGGGGCACCATCGCGCGCGCCGCGCTGATCTGGTCCGCCTTACGGGACGGTGGCACGATGCGCACCTTAGCGTGCCCAAACTTCGCTATGAACCGCTCCACACTCGTGTGCTTCGTCCCGAACGTCTTCGCCTTGGCGTCCTGCGGCAACCAGATCCGCCCCAGCTTTTCCGGCCGCACGCCCATGCGCCTCAACTCGGCCTCGATCTCCTTGACCCAATCCTCGGCGTCCATGCCGCGATCGCGACGGTTGCGCAGCACTGCGAACCCGTTGATGCGAGGCTGCCAGAACCACCACGACGCGGTATCCCGGAACCCGATGTCAGCGCTGATCTCGACGGGGGCGCCGAACGGGTCGAACTCGATGTCGTCGCTGATGCGGCCATCACGCTCGGCCCGGTTGATCCACTTCGCGAGGATGGCGCCCTCGGACGCACCATAGGCGCCCTCCCATACGTGCTCGGCGGTGTCTGGGTCGGTCGTGAAGTCGTGCTCCATGTCCTGGCGCAGTTCGTCCGGGAACCACGGGTTGTCGCGCCAGTTGATGGCGATGGATATGGCTTCTGGCGAGGGAGACTTGCGGAAGAACTCATCGACAGGGTCGGTCTTGTAACGCGGGTTCCACGAGAACCACAGCTCACTGCCGGGTTTGCGGATGGTTGGGCGCAGCATCATGAGCGACGTGCGCGACATCGTCTGGGCCTCTTCCACCCACGCGATATCGAAGCCCTCAAGCGACTTGATATTCGCCGCGTTGTAGGACTGCATCCCCTTGAAGATGATCAGAGAGCCGTTGGCTCGGCACCTGATCTCGGCTTCCAGGATCTCGAACTGATCCTCAAGCCCGAGCTTGAAGATCTTGTCGATGATCAGCTGGCGCGACGATTCCTTGAGGCTGTTCTGAACCTCACGGATGCACACCACGCGCGTTTTGCGCTGGAAGCACCGGATGACGATCTGCTCGGCGAAGAAGTGCGACTTGGCGCCGCCGCGTCCACCGTAGGCGCCCTTGTAGCGCTTCGGGTAGAGCAGCGGCTCCAGCTTTTCAGGAACGGCGAGGGAGATGGTTTTTAGATGACGCGAAGGTCCTCCACCCGATGGCACAAGCATAGCTTATTCTTCCAATCGACGATCTTAGCCGAGGGGATCCCGGCAATCTCGTACAGGCGCACCACCTCGAAAGTGTTCTGACGACCCGTGACCTTGACGTTCGAACCAATGTTCATGTCGATCTCCCTTGCTGATGTCCTTAATATATGGACACATCGCATGGGTGTCAACACCTATTTTCAAGCCTCGGTTCGGCCGCCCACCAGCAGGAACAAGATGGTCACGACGGCCAGAAGCGCCAGATGAAACACCAGCCGCAGCAGCCACAGGCCTAACCAGACGGCAGCTAGAAGGACCGCGATGCCAATGACGATCGTGAGGATGAAGGCGAGGGGTCCGGGCATCACGTCGCCTTCACGATACGAACTTCGATCTCGTGCTGGATCGGAGTATCTCCGCCGCTGTGTGTCATATCGACCTTGTCGCCGTAAGCTTTCGGCTTAAGCTTCGAGGCGATCCATTTGCGGGCGTCGATGCGAAGCCTGTCGCGTGCCGGGTCTCCTGTGAGATCGTCTGCGATTGCAGTGATCTGATCGGCCAAGGTGTCGGCCTGCTCTTGGCGAGCAATCGCGTATCTCTCCGAGAATGAAGGATGCTCTCGCAACCACTTGAACACCGAAGACGGCGCCGGCATCGCCGGCTCACGACAGATAGCGCTGAGGCTTTCGCCGTTCGTGATGCGTCCGCAGATCTCGTCCGACAGCTTCTCGGTGTATGTGGATGGACGGCCTGCCATCAATCCACCTCACAGAACTGCGCAAACCGCTCGGCCACGTTTCCGTAGCACAAGTCGTGGCCGGTCTGCTCGACGAACCCCTTGAACTGCTGCTTTCCGAACACCCAGATGGTCATGCCGAGTCCTGTGATGGCGTCGTGATATGCGACCATGACGGCGTCAGGCATGGATGAGCCATCGATTTTCTCGACGCGGCAGGATTGCCTGCCGAAGCGTTCGGCGAACGTGTCCGCGATTTCCAGGTTGCGGGTCAGGTCGGTCATATCACGGTTGCCTGCCTGACGAAATCAGTGAAATCATCGGAATCCTCGAATTCCGGCTCGCTCGCATCGCCGGTCTTGACCCACCGTTCGAGCCGCGCCGCAGCGTTTAGGTCTCCCCTCGCCAGTCGCAGGCATTCGAGGCGCAGGTCAGCGTTCAGGTCGACATCCATCGGTTTTCCCTTCTTGGCCGGAATGTAGGCATGGATTGGATCTGGCGTCAAGAGGTTAGGTTGCGGACGATTATAGCCATGGCTGCCATTGAATTAACGCCCATTATAAATGGTATTCTGATTTCCTCCCAAGTAACACCGTCAGGCAGCAAAAGAAAGCATATGAATGCCGTTGCCGCACAAAAGAAGATTGCAAATGTGTTCATCGTTCCTCACTCCACTCGGTAGACATAAACGCCATCCTCCGTTGTTCTGTACGCAAATTTGACTGACGTGCCCCGAGCTATACGGTTTCCGTAGTTGCGCAGATGGCGTTCCGTCCTGCGCTTTTCTTGCGCGACGAAGTAATCCAGCGGCAGCAGATCTGCCCAGGGCATCGGGTACGTCTTGCCGGTCTCGGTTTCGAGCGTGTGTGTGCGCCATCGGTCGGGGAGGCCGGAACGGAGCGCCTGTAACTCCGCCTCGGATTTCCCGAGGATGTTCAGCCGCCCGAATGTTCCGCACCACGCGTAGACGGGTTTCTGGCCCTGGCCGTATGAGTTTTTCCCGAGCGGCATCAGGCGACGCGGCCGCAGCGGTAGGTCCCGTCGACCTGTCTGCGGGTGGAAAATTTCATGCCGTGGGTTTTGCCGTAGCTGACTGCCGCGTTGGAGACTTTCGCGGCAATCTCAGCGGGGATCGTGAACGACTGCCCGGCAGCCATATCACAAAACGGGTATTTCCCACGCTGCGCGTTCTCATCCACAGGCTTGTCTTCAATTTCAAACATTCCACTCACTCCGTTGGTTGGTTGCGCAGTCAAGATCACACACCTAGGACCCTACCGCAACAGAAAATTTCTGCCGGGCGCCACAATCCTGCGAAAAAACCAACCTGTCCCATTGACCCGTCTGATTTCATTGAAGGATTTCCGCTGAAATGTGGCGGGATCGACCTTGTCCCAGCGGTGGCCCATTTTTGTCCCACCCCTAAGTCATTCATTCATATATCTTTTTTCTGATACTACTACTGTGGGACGAAATAACCACGCAAAAACGCCCCGTGTGGGTGTACGCGCGCGTATGCACGTCGTGTGTATGCACACACAGTGGGTATATATCTGGAGGTTTTACCACTGTGTTTTCGTCCCAAGCACATAACCCGTTGAATTCGCTAATCTATTCCGGGACAACCGCGCGGAATTTTCTGTCCCAGCCGGGACGAAACGTGAAACATTCGGCTAAGCCATTTGTTTCACTACATATTTTTGGGACAAATCTGGCCTCGTGGTTTGATAAACGGCACTGTGTGCGCATATTACGGTGGTTTGATGCCGTTTCCGAGCGTTTCGCCACATTTTGAACACACATATTTAGCCCGGAATGGTTGTAATTGGGCATGATTAAAATCATGGAGGGTGCAGCACGGTTGTGACATCGCTGCGGAATAAAATCTGGGGTTGCCGAGACGTGATGTTTTAAAAATGAATTCTGATGTCTGAAAAATGAACTCCGCCACCGGTTCGGGGTGGAAGCCGTGTGTGCACGCAGCCTGGAGCGCTCGAAAAAAATGCGCGGCGATTTAAAAAGGCGTTGACAGGGGTGCGTGCACGTCCGTATATTGGGGACATAGAGACGGAAGCAGGCCGAAAGAAGGGGACCTGAGATGAACACGATGAGCGAATACGTAGCGCGGACGAGCTGCGAGCGTTACCCGAATGGCGACGATGGGGTCGCCAGGTACTTCGCTCGGGCATGGGCTGACGCGGCGGATGGTGGCGTGTGCAACGTCAACTGCGGGTGGGGAGAGACCCCCGAAAAGGCAGCCTCCGAGGCGACGGCCCTGTATCGCAAGAATGCGTACCTCTATGGCCTGAAGGGAGAGTGAGATGACCACCCAGGTTAAGGTTACGACGACCGACCTTGCGAGCAATGAGCAGCAGGTTCGCTACATCGACCACAATATTCCTGAGGATCGGCAGTGGCTCGGCAAGCACGCTTTCTGGGCCATGCGCAACGGCGCCTCCGTCCTTACGGAACCCGTGCAGGATGAGGAGTCCACCCGATGACCACCCACCAGATCGACATCCGCGAGTTCGAAGGCTTCTGCCGGAGCAAGCCGGAGGGAGAGGAATACCGATATTCCAGCAACCTTAGCTGCGCGCTGGCGCAGTTCCTTACGGGTACACATCCTAGTTCGGACGTGTTGGTCGGAGGCGATTTTGCCACTGTAGATACCGACACGTTCTGGATCTCGGATGCTCTCTCTCTCTGCGTACAGAGTCTCCCACGCACCTTCTCCGCCCTTGCTGACCGCCTTGCGGAGCTGGGGGGATGACCCGAGATCCCCGCGAACCCGGCCACAATGAAATCCGCCCCTCGATGGGTATCCGCTGGCACATCCGGGACCTGTCACGCTGGATCGATCAGGACTGTACGGTAACTGTACAAGCATGGCTCTCAGACGACGAGTTTGAGTGGAAGATCCTAGAGATCTTCCCCGACGACCTCGGCTTCGAAACATGGAGCCCCGCTGCCTCCAGCGCGGCGCAGAAGATGTTCTACCTCTACCGTGGCATCATCGGAAACGACCCTGACTTCGCCCGCGCTGTGTCTGATGCAGCGTATCTTGAGGGTCTGATTGTGGGAGATGAAGGATGAGCGACGTGAAGCACACGGAAGGGAAGATGCGAGCAGAGGGCTGTTGGATCTGGCTCGGCGATGCTGTTGTGGCCTCGACGAGGAACGGAGGAGCGCATTTCTCCCCCGCTGAACAGGAGGCCAACGCCGCCCGCTTCGTCCTGTGCTGGAACGAGTTCCCGGAGCTGGTGGAGGCTGTCGAGGAACTTCTGCAATTCGTCGAGGGAACCGAACGAGGGAACCCGGACGCCAAATCCGCCCGCGCCCTCCTCACCCGCATCCGAGAGGCACAGTTATGAGCGACCCAGTACAGCAGACAATCGAACGGCTCATGCAAGAGCGCGCACGATGTACGGCGCACGAGGAGCATGCAAGAGCACGCGGGTTGGACGACACCGCCCGTATGTGGTCTGATCAGCTGCTGTCGCTCACATACGCAACCGAGGTTTTCAAGAAATGCGCCGGGGTGTCGAAATGAGCATCTTCTTCATCCTCTTCGCCTTCGGGGCGATTATCTGGAGTGTGCAGCGATGACCGATCGTATCATGGAGATCGATATGAATAATATAGAGGACGAATGCCCACGTTGCGGATCTACACAACCGCATCTGCACCCCGCTGTTCAATCTGAGGGGGAAGTGGAGTTATGCACGCACGATTTTCATCTGATCCCAACCCCGCAGAATACACAGGCGCACATCGCCAATGTCCTTAAGAAGCGGGGCCGTCATGACCAAGCGTGAAGATTTCTCCCTCGACTGGCCGCATGGGTGGACCACGAGGGATGGGTGGGAGGTGCGCGTGCTGTGCACGGACAGGCGTGACGTTTGGGCCATTGTTGGCCTGATCGGTCCGGACGAAAAAAGCATCATCTCAGAATGGCTGAAAGATGGTTGCTGGTCTAAGGGACAATATCCTCACCCCCACGACCTCATCAACGCGCCCGCCCCCAAGCGGAGGGTGAAGGGGTGGATCGGTGGCGCGGTTGACACGCGCGCCGACGCCATCTCCAACGCTCAGTTTTTCTGGACCGAGGAACACGAGGACGCTGAGATCCGCAGGATGAACGGTGAGATTGAAGCCCTGAAGCGCAGGGCCACCGAATTGATGCTGGAGTCGCAGCTTCGGGTCTTCAACACCCGCCCCACCGAGGATGCGCTACGGGCGGAGAACGAGCGCTTGCAAGCGCTCTGCGACCGGCTGGAGATGGAGGCCAAGTGCCATGCCGGAGAAGCCCGCGCCGCTAATGCGACCGTGGCGGAAGTCTATCAGATCTGCTCGGGAGAAACCGGGGAGCCCGGCAACTGGCACGGCGCCGAACCGGTCCGGCAAGTTGTTGGCTCGCTACGGGCGGAACTCGATGACGCGAAAGACAGGATCGAGGAACTCGAACGCGACGGTGAGGTGCTGTCCAATGAATTCGAGGGGGAACTGTGGGTCACATGTCGGCAGCTTCTGGAAGACATGGGCTTTGATTGGAACCGTGATCAAGGGGATGGCGTCACTACTCAGCATTTTTACGATTGGGTTTCCGAAGAGTTTCGCGACGCCAAGGCCCGCGAAACTCGCCTGACGACCGAGCGGGACGCGCTACGGGCGGAGGTGGAGAGGCTTACGGCCGAACTGAATACGGTAAACCGCCTCGCTACTGACCGTGCCTATTTGGCCTCCGCGTACCGGAACATGCTCGGGCCCAAGGGCCGCGAGGTGGCTGACATGTGGGACAGCAAAGGCGTCACTCGGACCCATGTCGATTGGGCGCCCGGCGCAGCGAAAATGACCGGGGAGGATCGCGCTGAGGTCCTGCTTGGAATCGAAGCCGCCCTCGCCCAGCCGAAGGGAGACGGGGGATGACCACCGACCCCATCGCCCTGCTGCACGCCAACGCCCACGCAGGCGCCCACATGCGGCGCGAGTATGCGGAAGCGCTGGCGAAGCACATGACGCAGCACGACAAGCTGATGCACCAGTGGCGGCTGATCGGCGACATGCGGTCCCGCGACGACGCGGAGACGCTTGCGCTGCTGCTCCAGGCTCAAGAGCGGATGTTCCGGGCATGGAAGAAAGTGAGGGAGTTGTGATGGACTGGGTTCTCAGGTTTTTCCTGTTCGTGTTCATATTCGTCTGCGGCGTCTGGTTCGGTCAGCTGCTGGAGGCTCTGACATGAAACCCTGCGACCCGGTATCCACCCCGGACGGCCCCGGAGAGGTTTACCGCCTGCTTGACGACCACGTAATTGTCCGGCATAAAGGGACGCTAGGGATTTGGCCGAAAGAGAGAGTGAGGGTTGTGATGAGCGTGAATACCGAAGTGCGCGAAGGCGACGTGTGGGACATTCGCTTCATCGTGGAGCATGTCGGCATAGGTAAATCAATTCGCGTGCGCCCCCTGACATTCGATGGCGACTACGCGTTCAGGCACGAAGTCCTCGCCGCCTCCACCCTCGTCTCCCGCAAGCCGCAGGAGATCAAGGTGGGGAGCCTTGTTTTTACTAAGCCTGTAAACCACCAGCACGCCTCTTACGGCGGGATCGTCGATGCAATCAGTGCTGATGGACAACAAGCCTACCTGAAATATCACCATCGGTTCGATTTCTATCCTGGGGGTTCGCCGCGCACCCTCTCCGACCTCACCCTCGTGGAGGACGGGAACGATGGGTAAGACAGTGACAGTGCCGGCAGAGGCGACGGACGAGTGGGCATGGGCACTTGCGAAAGCGACGTGCGATTGGGCCGAACTTCCCGGCGAACGGGACATCACAACCACGATGGCGCGGCAGAAAATCAACGCCGTCCTCTCCACCGCCCCGGAAGTCGAGCCGGAGGGGGAGCAGGAATGAGCGGCCAGAAGTATGCCCAACTTCCAGAACAAAAATATCTCCTTCAGCGGCTAGAGCTTCACCCCTGCGGACGTTTGGTTTGGAGGGCCCAACCACATCTTCCGTGGTGGAATGGGAAGTTTGCTGGAAAGACGGCGTTCACCAGGATCAATGGTGATGGTTACAGATGCGGGAAGATAGACCGCACATTTTATTTCGCTCATCGTGTTATTTGGAAGATGGTTCATGGTTACGACCCAGATGTTATCGACCATATAAACCGTGACAGGGCAGATAATAGGCCTGAAAATCTCAGGTCCTGCACGCACGCGGAGAACTCGCGCAATTGCAGAATGAAGGTTGGGAAGTCCTCTATTTATCGCGGAGTGTCTTGGGACGCACGCGAAGCTAAGTGGAGGGCGCAGATTTCGAATGGGAAGAGAAGCAAGATTGGGCTCGGGCTTCACCGTCTAGAGATAGACGCCGCATTTGCCTATGACGATGCCGCCGCTCGGCTTCACGGAGTCTTCGCAACGCTAAACTTCTCAGACGACATCCGCTCCACCCTCAAGGAGACAGACCATGGCTGAGGAGATGGAGCCTGTCCTGCGACAGTTCCGATTTCGGCGCCCTCAAGACGAGGGTTGGTCCGGATGGATGGACGGGCAGTGGGAAGGAAACCCGAAGTGGCCGTTCGAAGAGCGCCACCTCTTCACCCTCGCCCAGGTCCAAGCCCGCGAAGCCTCCGCATGGGAGCAGGGAAGGACGGCGAGTGCGGAGGAGGCGGGAATCCGATCTAAAGGGTGGTCGCACCGCCCTGATAGTGTTGCGTCTGACACGGCTGCCGACCTCATCGAGGATGACATCCGCGCCCTCCCCAACCCCCACAAGATGGAGGGAGAGTGATGGTGACCTGCAAGGACTGCCGGCACTATCGACCGGCCGGAGATGACGGAGTTGGGCGCGCTTGGGATGCTTGGTGTTCACTGACAAAACGTGTCGAGAGGGACTACAGCCTGGTTGATGGATACAGCTTTCGCAGCTCCGCTTCCACTTGTGAATCCGAGCGCTCGGATCAAGGGGATTGCACCCCCTATGGCCGGAATTTCGTGCGCGCCGACTGGATGGACAGGGTTCTGAGGCGGCTGTCATGACCCCCGCCGACACACTCCGCAGGATGATCGCAGAGGCGGATGCCCTGCGCGCAGACCTGAAACGCAAGGGGCCGAAGTTCGGCATTGAGGCGTGCGCGGCAGCTATCCGGGGCAGCGCCCTACGCGACGCCCTCAACGTCCTCACCACCAGCTACGCCGCCTCCGCCACTGACGAGCATTACGACTCCCTCGTCCTGTCTCTATGCGAAGCGCTTCTGGAGAACGGAGGAGGCTCCACGCCAGCCCTCGCGCTGCCGGGGGAGTTCGATAATGTTCTGGAGATCGCTCGGCATCGGGTGGCTGAACGCGAAGCCATCAAGGAAGTGGAGAAGGAAGATGGGTGACGTGGTGAAACTACCCGCCGACCACGAACAGAGGATGGCGGTCTTCGACCGACTTCTCCTTTGGGTGCTTCCTAGGCTCCGGCCAGATTGCGACCCAGAAACCATCGCCGAAATGATAGATGCGACGATTAGTGACGCTCACACAAGAGGGATCGAAGATTCCGCTGTGTTCGTGGAGCGCTTGGCTGGTGTGCGCCCTTCACACGACCTCAATGTCGCGGCGAAGGGTCTCAAGGATTGGGCCGCGCTGAACCGCAAGACAGCCGCAGACCCCACCCCTCCGGGCTCCGAATAGCCATGTCCTGCGCCCGCTTCACTCCCCCTTAACCGTATCTAACGCCGCCCAATCCACTTCCCCGTTCTCCCTCAACTTGGGTCCCTCTTGGACCCATTTTTTTTCGCGTTCGTCGTAAGGGTGCGGAGAGACGGAGCGGCCACGCACCGCCGCCTCCCTCAGCGTAGCGATGGCGACCTTCCAGTCTTCGAGGCCGTCCGAGATCTCAGGCATCATCGTCTCCCTTGACCACGGACCACGGCAGGAACGTCGCGCGCTCCTTGTCGCCAGCGAACCGGATCGGGTTGTCGCTGTTCACGGCGCCACGTATCCGGCTCAGCGTCAGCGCGGGCTTTCGGCCCCAGGCCGGCGCGTCCTTCAGGATACGGTTCTTCAGTCCCTTTGACGAGTGCGAAATCCAAAACCCCTCGCCGCCGTCGTCCTCCGACTGATACCGGATACCGCAGCGCATGAGCGTCTGTCGCGCCTCGGTGTAGACCATCCCGTACCCACCCTCGACGGTTCGAGCGGCGTCCATCAACTCGCCAATCTGTCGGTCTAGCACGCCGTGCCCATTGACACCCTGGACGCGCACCATGGCCTGTTTCACGTGAGACAGGAACCGTTCCTCGTCCGTCTGCTCATCGGCCACAGTGGACGCCTTCAGGTTCGAGTGCGTCTCGATCCACGCGCGCGCCGCGTCGTAGGTGATCTCTGCCTCTGAGGTGAGCGAGTACGCCCCGGCCAGAAGGGCGCCCAGCTGATCGCCGGCACGCCGGTCCCCGAACACGGACCCGACAGCACGGGAAAACGTGTCGTGGTTCTTGCGGATCACCGGGATAAGCCGGGCCGAGCGCATAATCAGACGAGACGAGAAATCAGGCGTAATCGTCTCACGCACCAGCCGCTCCAGTTCCTCGAAATTGTCGTCCGCGATGGCGGATTGTTCTGGGTCGGATCGGTCCGCGCTTTCGAGTGGGAGCACCGTTATGCGGCTTTCGTCCGCTCGCTCCACGAGACCGACGTTGATCGACATGAACGCGAAGCACGAGCGCATCCGGTACATCTTCGCGCCCTTCTGGTTCTGTGACCCCTTCAGGATCGCCGCGTCCTGCTCGGACGACGACTGACGGACCAGCTGGAGTACGGCGTCCATGCGCTGGGCGTCCACCATCTTCTCGCCTTCGGCCTCGTCGAAGACCACCGGGAGCGCGTCGCTGTCCAGCTTCTGGCGAAGAGCGGCTTCCGTGGTCCCGCTGGAGACCATCAGCGACACGTCGCGGAGGGCGCCCTTGATGATGTGCGTCATGATCCACGTCTTGCCGGAGCCGGACGCCCCGGTAATCCAGATCGACGCCCTCCAGTTCAGTGCGCCGCAGATAGGGGCGAGGGCGATCCAGCCGGCCAGCAGCTTGGCGTGGAGCGGATCGCGCCAGTTGATGAGTTCGCAGATCTCCTGAAGCCGATGCGCCTCGCGCTTGGAAAGCGGCTCCGGTGTTTCGTAGACGAGAGGCGTGGCGGCCTGATAGAGGAACGGCCCTCCGCTGAAATCCGACAGGTTGCAGGTCTTGCCGTCCACAACGAGACGGTCGCCAAAATGGACGATGGCCTTCTTGCCCTCCAGCCACGCACCACGACCCCGGATGCGGTCGATGTTGAAGATGCCCTTCTGGCGACAGCGGTGCATCATCCAGTCGGCCGCGTCATTGTAGTTGACGCCGTTCTTCGATTGGAACGATGTGCGCGACCAGAAGTAAGCCTCGCTGGCGAGGTGCATGAGCGAGCGCGGCGTGTGCTCAGCCGGTGTCAGCTGTTCCACCTGCCGCGTCTCCATGGAATAGTAGTAGTACACGCCCTTGTCGTATCCGAGCGGCTGTGGAGCACCCACGCGCGTTGCGTCGTCGTCCTCCAGATCTTCTGGCGCCTGAACAGTCCCCGGCTGGGGTGCTGGCGGTTCTTCGCGGATGGCGTCCAGCTTCGTTCTGATCGCGGCATTGACCGCGTCTATGCCGATCTCGGCGGCCATGTCGTTGAAGTCGGTGCCCTTGATGCCCTCCGGCAGCAGCGTGTGCCCCTTGCAGATCGCGGCCGCCTCACGCATCGAGCCGGCGCCGGGGTTTCCTTCGGTCTTGTGGTCGTTGTCGCCGCATACGATCAGGGCGGCGTCCGGGTACTTCCTGCGCACGCGCTCGGCCACGACCGGCAGGTTTCCGTTGTTGAACGCGATGAACACGCCCAGCCCGCACGCCTCATGTAGTGTGCACGCCGTAGCGTATCCCTCGCAGATCAGCATCGTGTCGCCAGCGCGGCCGACCGACGACCAGTTGCCTCCGATCTCGCCGCCTGTGAGAAACAGCTTGTTCCCGTCCGGCTTGATCAGTTGGAGCGACCGAAGTTCTCCATCCGAATTCCTGACCGGCACCACCAGATTTCCGTGCCTGTCGATGCGGGTCCCGAGCGGCGTGATCCGCTTGCGCGCGGCGTAGGCGTGTTCTGCCGTGGACGGGGAGGCTGCCTTCCAGATCGCAGCGGCCTTGACGGCCACCTCAGCAGCGATGCGCTGGCGCTCGGCCTCCGACATCTCTGCCAGATCGCGCACCCGTTTGCGCTGCGCCGTGGTGATCTTCTTGCCGCCCTCGCGAGCGTGCCACGTTTCGGAAACGCTGAGTTTCCACGACCCGAAGGCACCGCCCGCGAAGTCGCCGTCCAGAAACAGGACGTACCACCCATTATCGGATTTCGGCCTGTCTCCAGCTACGGTAAACCGGTGGATCTTGCCGTCTGCGATGGGGTCTGAGCAGCCTAGAACGCCTGACGATTGCATGGCGTCCAGGAACATTGAGACGAGATCAGTCACCTCCCCACCGCCTTCCGAACGCCGTCAATCGCGTCATCGACGCTGCGCACCAGGAGATACACGCCACCGGCCCGCTCGACGGCGGCCTGCCAGTGCTTCTGATCTTGGCTCTGCCGGCCGGTGTCCGGCTTTACCTCAACCTCTATCGCGCGACCATCGAGGATCCCCGGGATATCCGCCTGCCCGGCCATGCCAAACCGGACGAACCGGTCGCCTGCCCTGGCTGATCCGACGTTCCGCCGATACCAGAGGCCGTCTGGAAACTCCCTCCACAGCGCCACGAGAATTTCCTTCATCAGCGGCGTTTCGCGTGCGCCCATGTCCTTTTCCTCCCAGAGTACGGCGACCCATTCGGCACCCGTCATCATCCCCTTGCGCGCGTTGCACCAGTGACACGACAGGACGATGTTGCTCTCGACGTTCTGACCGCCGCGCCCGGTCGGGTGGACGTGGTCCTCCGTCATGCAGAGTTTCGTCAGTCGAGCATTCCCGTGCCGCCGTGACGCAGCCCACTTCATCGGAGCGCGGCAGTATGCGCATCGTCCAGCCTGGGCGCCCCACTTGCGGGCTCGCATGGCAGCGCGTGACGCCTTGCGCGAGTGATAGGCCAGAACGTCCTCGTCCGACTCAAAAGGTCGGAAATCCGATCCGCCGAAGTTCATCCTGAGTGGCCCTTTCCTTTTCTTTTTTCTGCCTGTCCCGCAAGACGTGCAGGTGCCACCCGCGCTTGTACCCGCGTAGCTTCTCGATCTGTTTGAGGCATTCCGCGTTCCCTCCCGCCCGCTGCAATAAAGCGTGCCATTCGGCGCCCGTTGCCCGGATGATGTCAATCCCTCCGGCCCATGCGAGCGGATCGCGTGACTGAAGTTCCAACCACCCGTCTACGATCTCAGGCGCCGGTCGGCCATCAGCAGTGGAGGCAGCCCGGCCACGCAACGGACAGCTGTCGTCGCCGCATTCGCGCTGTTCACCGCGCTCCCATGTCCGAAAGCAGCGCTTGCAGGTGACTGTCTCAAGCGACCCGTCGTCGCGCTTACCGTCTAGTGTCCAGTTTCTGGGGAAAGCCGGCCCGTCGTGGATCTTCGAATTTCCGACGTGGTCAAGGATGAACGCACGGGGCTTGTCAGACGCCGCGATGGAAGACAGGCGGCCGCACTGCATGTCACGGTCGAACCCGTCCGCGTAGACCGGCCTGAGAGCACGCCCAACCTGCTGGAGGTACATCGTGAGGGACTTCGTGCGACGCAGCAGGATCGCCGCCGCCACAGCCGGGATGTCGACGCCCTCTGAGATCAGTTCGGCGCACGTGAGAACCTGGATGCGCCCAGCCGCCAGATCGGAGAAGATCCGCGCCCGCGTGTTTTCGTCCATGCCGCCGTCAATGTGCGTCGAGCGAAACCCGGCCGCCTGAAACGATGCCGCCACGTGCTGTGCGTGTTTGATCGTCACACAGAACGCGATGGCTGGCGCGCCATTGACCAGCTTCGCATAGTGCGCGACGGCATCTCCGGTGACGGTCGGCCGGTCCATCGCGGCCTCCAGTTCCTCAGATTTGAAGTCGCCCATGCGCGTTCCGAGCCCGTCAAGGTCGGCCTGCACCGGAGGTGAGTAGTAATCGAAGTTGCAGAGGTATCCATCGTCGATCAGGTCGCGTGTTGACGGCCCGATCAGCAGGGAGTCGTAGCAGTCCCCGAGGGGTTTGCCGTCGAGCCGTTCAGGGGTGGCCGTCACGCCGAGGTGGCGTGCCTTCTCCCATTCGTCCGAGAGTTTCTTCCACGACCCGGCCGGAGCGTGGTGCGCCTCATCGACGATCAGCATGTTCGGCTCGGGCAGCAGGTGCAGCCTCCTGGCGATGGTCTGGACCATGCCGACCTGAACGCGGTCAGACGTGATCCTGTGGCCCGGAAGCAGCAGCCCGTGCTGGACGCCGAACATAGCGAGCGCGTCGGAGATCTGGTTGACGATCTGGCGACGGTGCGCGGTGATGTAGACGCGGTTTCCCTTGGCCACGACGCAGCGGCAGATGTCGCTGAACGTGACGGTCTTCCCGCCACCGGTCGGAAGGGTGTAGAGAACGCGCCTAGTGTGCCTGAACTCCTGTCGTATCCTCTCCACGTCGCGCGCCTGATACGGTCGAAGTTTCATCATCCCTCCTGATCGGACGCAGTTTGTAGCCGCGCGAGTTGGATCCACGCTCTGACAGGATTTCATACCCGAGTACGCCGATCTTCTGGCGTATTCGATGGACCATGACACGGATCACCGTCCTTGCGGTCTCCGGTGGGTCCTCTGGGTATAGATGGGCCGCAATCTTATCACCGCGACACCACCGGTCATATCTTGCAGACATGAAGGCTACGATTTCCCATTCCATCGCGGTAAAGTGGGCCATCACGCGTCCCTGACCGGACGCAGTTGGTAGCCCTTCCCGTCGCCTCTCACAGCGACGATCTCCCAGCCATACTGCCTTATGATGGGGCGCATATGGTGGATGGTCACGCGCATGGTATTATCCGCGTACTCGGGTTCTTCGTTTGCGTCTTGGTAGACAGCCTGAACCAAGCGGCTTGAAGTCGTCCACTTCCCGATGTTCTTGATCAGGGTGTCCATGATCGCCAGCCGCACGCGCCCAGATACGCTCGTTGCTAGCTGTTCAAGCGGGATGGCCTCTGAAACGGCCTGCCCGCAGCATGGGCATGAAGCGATCATGTCTGGCGCCTGACTCGGGTTGATGGGTTGGAGTGGAGGATGATGCGCGCCCGGTAGGAGCGAAGGTTGTGCAGGCGGCTCCGTGCGGGTGGCGTGTAGCTTTGCCATATCTGAGGCTGGGCATACAGTTGAGCCTGACGATCCAGTTCATACCGGTTCTGAAGGTTCTCATGCCCCCAGAAAGGCCCCGTAATCCCATCAAACAACCCCATCATACCTCTCCATAATGCAGCTGCTCCAGCGTCAGCTTGATTCCGTCCTCGCGCGCGGCAGTCAGCGCCCGGTCGATTGCCTCTTGCGGGATGCACCCGACGCGCTCCCCCTGCCGGCGTGTTTGCCAGCTGTGAACGTATGATTTCGAGTACCCGAGGCGACGTGCCGTAGCGCGCACGGTGCCCCATGTCTCGATGACGATGTCTGCCGGTGATCTCATGGACGGTGCTGGGCCTCTCTCTGTGTACGTCCCCATATTATGGACGTGAATTATCCGCGTCAAGGGGTTGACTGATTTTCCGTCGTCCGTATATTGGGGACGTGAAGTGAGGATAATAAACATGCCCATCACCATCCCATACCTGACCGAACAGCAGTGGCTCGAACTCCGCACGCACGACATCACGAGCACGGAGTCGGCCGCGCTGTTCAACGCCAGCCCGTATGTCACGCAGTTCGAACTGTGGCACGCCAAGCGCGACAGGCAGCAGATCCACGTTGCCGATAACGAGCGCATGGTCTGGGGTAAGCGGCTGGAGCCGGTGATCGCGGCCGGCATCGCGGAGGACAACGGGTGGAAGTGCGAGCCGTTGAAGGAGTACATGCGGCACTCGACGGTCACACGCATGGGCGCCAGCTTCGATTTCAGCGTGACGTGCCCTGTTCGCGGTCCTGGCATTCTGGAGATCAAGAACGTCGATTTCATCCAGTTCAAACGAGCATGGATCGACGACGAGGAGGAAGGCGAGGCACCGACGCACATCGAGTTCCAGTTGCAGCACCAGCTGGAGGTGTCCGACCGCGCATGGGGAGCCATCGGCGTTCTGATCGGCGGGAACGCGCCTCGGGTGTTTATCCGAGGGCGTGACCGTGACATAGGAGCAGCAATCAACCAGCGCATCGAAGCGTTCTGGAAATCCGTTGACGCAGGTTTCGCGCCGGAGCCTGATTTCTCGCGTGACGCGGACGCAGTGCGGCGGCTATACGTGGACAGCACGCCCGACACGTTTCAGGATCTCCGGACCAGCAACCGCGCGGAGGAACTATGCCGCCAGTATGAGGCCGCCGCTGCCGTGGCGCGCTCCGCCGAGTCAGAGAAGAAGGCCGCGTCGGCCGAACTCCTGACGATGGTCGGTGACTGCGCAAAGGCCGAGACGACCGGGTTCCGGATCAGCGCTGGCACCGTGGCAGAGACCGAAGTGTCGTACACTCGGAAGGCGTACCGGAACATGCGGATTACGCAGAAGAAGGCCAATCTGTGAGACCCCGAAAATACAAACTCGGCCAGCCGTACCGGGACCCATCATTTCTGATCGAGGACGTGACCCGGCAGAAATACGTCATGCTGCACGGCCGGCCGTGTCACCCGTCGTTCGTCGTGTCGATGAAACTGAACACGATCCTGAACCTGCTGCGTCAGGGCGCATTCGTCCGCGCAGATATCAACCACGGAAACCAGTGAGGCTTTGAGATGAGCAAGCTTGGAGACGAATGCGCGTTCCCGACCGGCCTCACCAAGCGCGAGTACATCGCGACGCATGTCTTTGCCCCTCTCGTGGCGTCGCCTGAGACTGACGAACTGACGCTTGTGGAGATAGCCGTCGAGGCCGTCCGCGCTACCGATGTTCTACTCTCCGCCCTCGAATCCACCAACCAGTGAGGCACACATGTCCAGAGAACTAGTCGCCCAGGTCAAGAACTCCCTCGAACAGATGACGCCGCAGTTCACGGCCGCTCTCCCGCCGCACATCAGCGTGGAGAAGTTCCAGCGCGTCGCCATCACGGCAATCCAGCAGGCGCCGGCCCTGCTTCAGGCTGACCGCACGTCGCTATTCCAGTCGTGCATCCGTGCGGCTCAGGACGGGCTTCTGCCGGACGGTCGCGAGGCCGCGCTGGTCGTGTTCGGCAAGCAGGTCCAGTACATGCCGATGGTGGCTGGCGTTCTGAAGAAGGTCCGCAACTCCGGAGAACTTTCGACCATCGCGGCGCACGTCGTCTACGAGGGCGACGACTTCACATATGAGCTGGGCGATAGCGAGCGGATCGTACATCGTCCGACGCTCCAGAAGCGCGGCAAGCCCATCGCCGTGTATGCGGTGGCGCACCTGAAGGACGGCTCCGTTCAGCGTGAGGTGATGTCCGTCGAGGAAGTCGAGGAAGTCCGCAACGTCAGCCGGGCAAAGAACGCCGGCCCGTGGCAAACGTGGTGGTCGGAGATGGCCCGCAAGACGGTCCTGCGTCGCCTATCGAAGTACCTGCCGCAGTCCACGGACCGGGACGGCCTGTCGGAAGTTCTGGAGCGTGACGAGCCGCTGTGGAGCCCCGAGGAAGGCGCTGGCCCGGTGATCGACGCGACCGAGGAACCCGCGCCTGCGAAGCGTGGCCGGCCGAAGAAGCGCATCGAGCAGGCGATTGAGGACACGACACCGGCCGAGCCGGTGGATGAGACCCCGGATGCGGAGCCGAACGACTACGGCGTGGACAGCGACGGCCCCGAGCCGGAAGACGCTGATTACGAGGACGTGATGTGATGGAGCAGAAAGAGTATGCAGTGCTATTTAGCATCACCGGGCGAGCTTGGGGATACGTGACCGCGTCCTCTCGCGACGAAGCCATGTTGAAGGCGAAGGCCATGGACATTATAATGGAGTCGACAGGGGATGAGCTTATCGAGTGGGAATACGATAGTCCAATCAGCGCAGAGCCGAATGAATAAGTACAGAGCCCTAGCGCCCGTCCACATCCTTCTCAGCCCTGCGGTTCTGATCTAGCAGGATCGTGATAATCCGGTCGGTCGACGCCTCCATGTTGTTGAGGCGTCGATCCACCCCCTCCCACTGCTGCCCGACTTTCACCAGAGACTTAGCATTCGTGTTCGCGGCCTCCTCCACCACGTCGATAGAGCGTGAGACGTTCTCCAGCTGTCCGAGCCGCTGGTTCGTCACCGATACCCATTCCGATGCCTGCCAGATCAGGATGAGAAACCCGGCGCCGCAAGACAGCAGGATAGCCCCGGCCCAGCGCGCAATGATCATTTGGACGCGGGTTTCAAGCTGCACGGCTTCCACCTCGGTCATTTGCACAGACCGTCATATTTGGCGTTGTGGACGACGACCTGACGGACCGTGGCTGGGTGGTCCCCGGACGAATAGGTGATGGGGCCGAACACCGTGCAACCGTTGCTAGTCACGGCGGTACGGGTCGTCTGGCACGCGGCCAGCATCGTAATCGCGCTCAGCACGCCGCCCAGCTTCAAGAGCCTTTTCGATGTCGACATTGGTTGCCTCGTTGATTTCTGCGATCAGGTCCGCCCGGCACGTCTTCTCCGTGACGAACCCACCGGCATGGTACCCGGCGAATGCCGCCACGACAGCAGCGAGCGCGGCTGCCCCAGCCCCCCAGATACCAACGCGCGAGAGGACGAAAGCGATCATAATTTCGCGCGCTCCTTCACGAACCATCCGAGACCATACGCCACGAGGCCCGGAACTACGGTGTAGATCAGCGCAGCGACATCGGCACCGGCCAGCAGAGGCACATGCGCATCGATCACGTTGACGATGATCTGAGACAGCGCCGCGCCGACCGAAGCGCCAAGCGTGGCCGCCGTGACCTTGCGGGTCGGGAAACTGTCAGGCTGGGTCACATATTCCGTCATCACAACCACCCTAGCGCGTGCGCGATCCACGTCCCGAGGCCGACGAGAGCGGCGCCGACCATCGTTCCTTTGGTGCCCTCGGTGACCTTGGGCTCGACTGGTTCCTGCGGGTTTTCATCGGCGTCAGCAGGCTTGTCCAGCGCTTCGGCGAGAGCCGCCTTCGTCGCCTTACCAACCTTCCCGTCCACTGTCAGACCTCGCGAAACCTGGAAATGGTTCACGGCGTCCTCTGTCTCCCCGCCGAACGCACCGTCAACGGTTATGTTGTATCCAAGCTTCTTCAGTTTCGTCTGGAGATCTGAAACGTCCTTACCGGTAGATCCACGCTTCAGAAGTGCACGGGGGTCAGGAACGCGGATATCGGTCGTGACCCCTGCATAGTCGCCATGGAGAAACAGCGATTTCTCTTCGGCGCGGCGCCGGGTTAGCCCAGCCATCACACTCGGGGGCTTCCCGGCCTTGTTCCATTTCATGGACTCGGCAGCGGCTCCAGCCTTGTCACCGGCGTTAAGTTTTCTCAGCAGCGTCGACCTCCGAAGGTTCCCACCGCCGACGTTGAACGTGAACGACACCAGCGCATCGAATTCGTTCTGTGTCAGGGGAACTCGCACGGCGGTTCTCACGGCAACCTCGAACGTCCCAAGATCGCGCGCAAGAATCTCAAACGCCTGCCCTCGCGTGATGGTCATACCGGGCACCACCATAGGCAAGCCGGCCAATGATGTATGACCCACGCCGATGGTCCACGGGTCCCCACCTGTAGCCGGGTCGGGATACGCCTTAAGGACGACCCCCTCGTGCGCGGCGATGAATGACGTTCCGAGTGCAGACGTTTTCATGTCTCCTCCTACGGAGCCTGCTCGACGTGAGCCCACACGGTATTCGCTGGCATGGTCTTTGTCGTGGCTGTGTTGTTCGCCACCACGATGACCATGAGATTGATCGACTCGATATAGCCGGTTTCAGTCATCCCGCTTAGCGACGTTCCGAAGTCGATGCCCGCCACGCTGTCATCCGGGAACGCGCCCGGTGCCGTGACGGCAAGCGCATACGACCCACCGGGAGCGATGCTGACCGCAGGCCACGCAGCGGAGAACGCCATTCGGCGCCCACGGAACGACATGATCGACTCGGCCTTGGTCGTCCCATAGACGTAGATTTCGCCGTAAACGTCGCTCATCACGTTGTGGCGGAAATCGTTGTCGGCGAACGATATGCCATGGAACCGGAGTTCGTCCGTGCTGTGCATGTAAGCGCCGAACATCTGCGTTTCCGCCCCGAAGTCGCGGCCACGACACGAGCGGATCATAAGGTCGGTCGCCTGATGAACGCTGCCACGGACGATCTTGAACCCGATACCATCGTGGCCTGAGACTCCGTTACCGCTACCGTCGCACCCGAGGAACGTTTGGCTTTTCCCGATGATCCCGAACCCGGCGCCGGAGTTGAACAGCCCGTGACAGCCCGTGTAGGTGGACGACCAGCAGCTCGCCTCGAACCCCATCACCCACGTTCCATCGCTGTCCTGCCCCACACCGTTGATGCACGTCGCATCAGTCACATGGTGCCCGCCACCTTCTCCGTAGGTATCGCCTCCGGCCGTGACGACGCCGGCTCCGTAATGCGTCCCGTCAACGAGCATCTTATCCAGGTTGCACCTAAGCGCCTGGACGATCACTCCAGACCCAAATGACCGCGTTCTGGAAATGTTGATGCCTTCTGACATCGTAACAGTAGACGCGATATTGATGGCGTGGTTGACGTGCGCGCCTGTCGGCGTGTGCATACGCTGCCGGCCGCCCTCTATAGTCCCATATTTGACGCTGTCGCCGGTAATCCCGAATTGCGTGAACCGTTCAATGTTCACGTCCAACGCCTTAAAATCGTCTCCGCCAAAGGTAAGAGCCCCCCATCCAGACGTTATAGGGGCACCGTCTTGGTCTATTGTCAGGTTTGAAACTTCGTCGCCATCTTGCCATAACCCGATGAGAGGACCCGTATAGGTCACAGAACTGTCAGCTTTGATGATTGATCGTGTCTGGTGCTTCCCGACAATCTTTATGCTGCCACCGACAGTATGCCGGAAACCTGTAGGGTTTGAATAGAAGAACGTCTCTGGCGGGATGACCAGAGGCACCCCGAACGTGTCTGCAGCGGCCGCCGCCGCGTCGATGGCCGTCGAGCAGTCCGTGCCGGGAACCGCGCCGAAGTCCAAGGGTGTCAGGTCTGACATCAGTCGATGGCCGGGTAGGAGCCGGCGACGTGGATGATTGAACTGTTCTGAAGGATGTTGACGGTAACTAGGGACACCGCAGCGGCCGTCGCCGCAACAAAGTTCACAAGCGGGGTGGCATCCTGGATGCTCCCTCCCACGTTCACTACGCTAGTAGCGAGGTTGGCATAAAAGCTTACCGTAATAGGCCCCGTCTCCTTAGCGTTGTATGGAAGCCCAGACATCGTAGCCGGGTCGCCATCCCCTATTGAGTTGATCTGGAAAATCCCGCCGAACGTGACCATATCCCTTTCCCGCCGATACCATCCGCCATTGTCTACCCCATACGTCGTGGTAGTCCCGACAGTAATCGGCGTCCACGTCCCCCGCACCGTCGCCGGGTTCAGCACGATCCACGCTCCAGCGGCCGAGTTCGCGGACTCG